GATGCCAACAGAAAGCCGGGACAGATTAAATACATAGTAAAGCATTACTGTGGAGCAGAAGGTGATGCAAAGGCAAACTGCAGATACTTTGCCACCGGCTACAGGGGAGCAAGTGCTCACTACTTTGTTGGTTACAGCGGTGATATATGGCAGTCCGTAGAAGATAATGACATAGCATGGCACTGCGGAGCAAGGGCATATAAGCACCCTGAGTGCAGGAACACAAACTCCATAGGCGTTGAGTTCTGTGTGAAAAAAGATAAGGACGGACGGTGGTACTATACGGAAAAAACAAAGGCTGCAGGGCTCGAACTTATCAAATACCTTATGGACAAATACGGAATTGATGAAAACCATGTCGTGAGGCATTATGATGTGACCGGAAAGATATGCGGTGAGCCTGATGTAAGGAACAACGGCAAGGAATGGGAGAAGTTTAAGAAAGACATAAAAGGGCATGGCAGGAAGGCAGGAGCCCCGGAAGATAAAAAGGGAGAAGCTTCCAAGTCTGGAAATAAAACCAATGACACAGGACATATCGAGTTTAAGGTAAAGACTACCTGTGACAATCTTAACATAAGGCTTGGCGCAGGTGTGGAGTACAAGGCAGTAGGAGCAATCAATGAAAAGGAAGGAAGCAAGAAGCTCTACACCATAACAGCTACAAAGAACGGCTGGGGAAGACTAAAAGGCGGTGCAGGGTGGATTGCACTTGCCTACACCAAAAAGGTGGAATAGGGCAGAAAGGGGATATAAATGGACAAGAAACTTCTTGATGAGCTTATGGCAGATGTAAGACCGGAAGACCTTGATGAAAAGAACAGGGCAATATTTGAAATCATAGGCATTGAGGCAATGAAAAAGCTTTTTGACCTTAGAAGAGGTGACAACCTTTATATTCCCAAGCCTGAAAAGCTTATTATGCAGGCAAGAAACAGAAGGATAATAAAAGAGTACAGGGAAGGCACTACAATAAGCTGCATTGCAAAAAAGTATGACCTTACAGTGCAGCATGTATGGAGAATTGTAAAAGAAGAACCTATAAAAGGGCAGATATCAATAGAAGATTATATGAAAAGTGCAGACCATTAAGGTCTGCACAATTCGTCAAGAGTGACTGAAAGGGCATCAGCGAGCTTAATAAGGGTTGACACCCTGCCGTCTCCTCTTTTCTCAAGGTCTTCTATTGTACGCACAGGCACACCTGAAAGCCTTGAAAGTTCCGCTACAGAAAGACCTTTTTCAAGTCTTATCTTTCTAAGGTTCATAAGCTCCTCCTAAAAAAGTTTAATACATAGCAGTACAAGCAGGGCAAAAGGCATTATAAAAAGCACAAGACGGGCTAAAAGCTTTACCATTTCTTTTATAAGTTCTTTCATGCTTGCATTGTCGGGGGATTGGTGTTATATTTTAGATAAGGTACAGGGGCTTTCGCCCCCGTCCCTTATCTAAGGGAGTGGATGAGGAAGAGTATCACACCGGCCAGTGAAGATATTTTCCAAGCGAGCTTTATAAGTTCATCGAGCAACTTGTTAAGCTCTCTTGCCGCTTCCGTCATCCTACGGATTGTATCCCTCAACTTTTTCACCTCCTTTCTATGGTTTAATTATACCACGTAAATACGTGGAAGTCAAGCATAAATTCCCTATTTTATCATATTTTTTTAATATTTTTATCCAAAACAGGTTTTTACTTCCTTTTGAATTATAAGGTTAACTGAATAAATGTAGAATGAGCATACAGCAAAAAGCTGTATGCTTATTTTTTAAAATTGAAAAGGAGGAAATTATGACAGAAGCATTGACAAAGTTAGGTATTCAGGATGTAACTGCACTTTTGGGAGTATTCATGGCTTTTATCGGAGCCTGTGCCTTTGCAGTATCCATTGTGGTGGAGGGGCTTAAGAGCATTGAGGCAGTAAACAGGATTCCGACTAAGCTTACCTGCTACATTGTAGCCCTTATACTTACTCCGTTTGCATTTGTGGCACTTATGGCATATTTACACAAGCCTGTTGAGTGGTTTAGCGTGTTTGCATCTTTCCTTGCAGCCTTTGTAGTTGCAAAGGTCAGCATGGGCGGATGGGATGATGTTATGGAGCTTATGGATAAGATGTTTAAGAAGAAAGGGTGATTTATGAATTATGTAATAACCTTTCAAAATGTAATGGCTGCTTTTATAGCAATAGGCGGCAGTATTTTCATTTTTTTTGTCAAAAAGTGGTTCGCTGATATGGAAAAAAAGGACTTGGAGCTTCTTGTTAAGCTTGAGTCCGGAAACAAAGACATAAAAGACCGCATAGAAAAAAATGATGCCAAGACCAATGAGAGAATAGACCGTCTTGAAGAAAAGACAATAAGGGACATTGAGGGCATTAAACAGGAAATAAACGATATTAAGGGAGATTTTGCCACTACCTTTGTACTAAGGGAGGACTTCTTCCGCTCAATGAATGCGGTAGAGGATAAGGTAAAGAGCATTGATTCAAAAATTGACAGACTGCTTTTAAGGGAAGGGAAGTGAAATAATTGACAGATACGGAAATGGCAGAGGTAAGCCGCAACAAAGCTGTAAGGGGCTATATAATCAGGTGCCTTGTAAAGGGCTTTAACAACGCTGCACTTACAAGACAGGTTTCAAATTCCCTTATGGCTTCAGGTCTTATCATTTCCCCGGATATAAGCAAGTATCTTGATTACCTTAACGGAGCAGGCTACATAGAGTTTACCCAGGATAAGGTAACTGCTTATACAGCGTATTCAAAGGACGCGGTTGTTAAGCTTACTAAAAAAGGCATTGACCTTGTGGAGGGCACGATAGAAGATCCGGGAGTGGATGTATGATATGGGAAGAACAAGGAACAGAATAAGCTCAAAGATTGATGAGCTTCCGGAAGAGATAAAAGTAAAGGTTGACACCATGCTTGCTGACATATCGAATACATACGTAGATATAGCGGAGTTTTTAAAGTCTAAAGGCTTTGATATATCAAAGTCAAGTGTCGGCAGGTATGCAAACCGGAGTAACGCACTTATAAACAGAACCCTTGAGGCTCAGGCTCAGATGGACAGGTTTGTAAAGGCTGTGAGGGAGAATCCGGATGCGGACTATACCGAGGCAGCAATCCTTCTTACCATGAACGGACTTGTAAACAAGGTGGCAACGGCAGAGGAAGAGTTTGACACTATGCCTCTTGATAAGGCAGGAAGGCTTATAGCATCGCTGTCAAGAACCAAGGTATATAAGGACAAGGTAAGGCAGGAGATGAAGAAAAAGGCAGACCTTGCATTTAAGGAAATGGAAGCTGAAATGATGAAGACTATAAAGGGCGATGCAAAGCTTGCTGAAAACCTTAAGGAAATACTTAAGGCTGCAAAGGAAAGGATGCTTTCTGATGATTGACATTGATAACTGGCTTTATGAAATGGAGCAGGATGAAGACAGTGATAAAGCTTCAGGAGAAAAATACCAGAATGAACTCTTTAGGGATTATGTGTTAAGAAATAATGACAGGATTTCAGAAAGAAAGGCACTTCTTGAGAGATTTGAAAAAGGAGAACCACTTACCGGAGAAAAGGGACTAAGAAAGGCACTTGCAGCCTTTGACCTTTCATACTTTGGGAGAGCTTACCTTTCACACTACTTTACAAGAAAGTCCCCGGCTTTTCATGAGGAGCTTGACCATATATGGACGGATGGAGTCATGAAGGGAAAGAACCCGGTAGAGAACAGCAGGGAAATATCCGGCTTAAAAGGTTCGAGGAATGTCACCGCTGCACCAAGAGGGCATGCAAAGAGTACAAACCTTACCTTTAAGGATACTCTTCATGCAGTACTTTACAAATACAAGCACTACGGCATTATTATATCCGACTCAACGGAGCAGGCAGAAGGCTTCCTTGAGGACATTAAAACGGAGCTTGAGGACAATGCAGCCATAAGGGAAGACTTTGGAGAGCTTAAGGGAGACAAGGCATGGAGAAGCGGAGTGCTTCTTACAAAAACTGACATAAAGGTTGAAGCAATAGGCTCAGGCAAGAAGATAAGGGGAAGGAAGCACAGAAACTGGAGACCTGACCTTATAGTGCTTGATGATATTGAAAATGATGAGAATGTAAATACCCCGGAACAGAGAAGAAAGCTTAAAAGCTGGTTTGAAAAAGCAGTATCAAAAGCAGGAGACACATATACGGACATTATGTATATAGGTACGGTACTGCATTATGATTCACTTTTAAGTAACGTTCTTAAAAACCCAAGATACCACGCAAGGAAGTACCGGGCGGTGATATCCGAGGCGGTAAACACAAAGCTGTGGGATGAATGGGAAAGCATATACATCAATCTTTTTGATGAAGACCATGAGGCAAATGCCAAGACCTTCTTTGAGGCAAACAGGGAAGAAATGCTTGGAGGCACTGAGGTTTTATGGGAAGACAAGCTGTCATATTATGACCTTATGGAAATAAAGATAAGTGAAGGAGCTGCTTCCTTTAACTCAGAGCTTCAGAATGATCCGGTTGATCCTGATAATGCGACCTTTAATCCTGAATGGTTTGATTACTACGAGCCGGAACTTGTGGACTTTAAGAGCAGGGATTTTATATTCATAGGTGCAAATGATCCGTCGCTTGGAAAGAATAAGAAATCAGATACAAGCTCAATTATCAACCTGGCACTTAACCTTACTACAGGATATATGTATGTGGCTGATGCATCCATAGAAAAAAGAAAGCCGGACATCATTATAGAGGATATCTTTGAAATGAGCAGAAGGCTTAAGAGGGATTACGGTACAGGCTTTTACAGGTTTGGAGTAGAGACGGTACAGTTTCAGTATTACTTCAAGGAGGTAATGGCGGCAAGGTCAGCCGAGACGGGCGAGTATCTTCCGATTGATGAAATCACCAATACCGTAAATAAGGTTTTAAGAATTGAGTCACTCCAACCGGTTATCAAAAATAAATACCTTAAGTTTAATAGGGAGCATAAGACACTGTTAAGACAGCTTGAAGAGTTTCCGTTTGGAAGGAATGATGACGGTCCGGACGGACTTGAAATGGCAGTAAGGCTTGCCCAGGCAGTAAAACCTACTGTAGGAAA